AACGACTGCCGAGGAACGTCCTTATGTTCCTATGGGCAACGTCCGTTCTAACCGTCCGGGCGTGATCTCTATTCTTGAAGAAGCCGCTCCTGTTAAGGATCGTCAGACACAAGATGAATGGATTGCAGCTAGTAACGAAGTTCGGAAGAGTGCCAAGCAGCACCAAAAGGCTCTTAACCCGGGTTCAGAACCGGCAGAGGTCCTTGCTGCTAGGGACAGTTCTCTTAAGCTTGCCAATCGTCTTACCGACCTCTCGGTTAAGATTCGTGACGGCTTAGCTACGGATAACGAGAAGTGGCAACTTGAAGTCGGTATGGCTCAGCTCGCTGACTTGCTCGAAGCTATCGACGGTGTTGTAAGCAACGCTGGTCGAGTCCTCCGTTCCATGGGGATTGAGGTGGCTAACGATGCGGCTCAGCTTGCTAAGATTAGGGCGTTGCTCCGTAACAAGAGTAACCTCTCGGCTGACGAGATTGCACAGAAGCTGGCAGATGCTAACTTCGATCCTAATGCTACGGCTCAGCTTGCTAAGGATAACTTCAAACCCTCGAAGTTAGACTATCTGACTAGCCTCCGTTACTCGGCTATGCTGTCAGGCCTTACGACGCCTTCCAAGGCTATCATAGGTACGATGAGCAACATGCTTCTCCGTAATGCTTCCTATGCTGGCTCGATGTTTACCGGCAAAATTAAACCCGGTGAATGGCAAGCCTACAACCTTGGGATGATTCGCTCTATTGTCGAAGCGTCTCGGGCGTTCAAGCAGTCGTACGGTCTTGGTGTCGCTTCTAACAGTGGAATCAATCGGCTGGAGCTTCAGGAGGGTGTGAACCTTCCCTTCTCTAAGGTAACTGAATATCCTCGCCGTACATTGGCTGGTATTGACGCTTTCTTCCGTGAGATCATTCGCGGAGGTGAAGTCAACGCTCTTGCCTATCGGCAGGCTTTGAACGAAGGTTTGACTCCTAATACTCCTGACTTTGAAGCTCGGGTTGACTATCTTGTTGGCCTTCCTATGGACGAAGTCGCTCTTCAACTGAAGAACGCTAAAACAGCAAAGGTCAAAGACAAGGCTCTTATTGAGCGTCTCGAAGAAGAGTACAAGCTTCTTAGGGATATCGATAAGCTGGCAACTAAGCAAGCCAACTTGCAACAGCTTCTTGATAACGACTCAATGGTTCTCAAAGGGTTGGAAGCGGCTGGTCGTCATGGTCCGGTCTCTCGGTTCATCGTTCAGAATAGTCTTCCGTTTGCTCGCAACGTAGACAACATTGCCCGTATGGCTGGACGTAATAGCTGGCTTGGGTTGATGTCCCCCTACGTTCGTGGAGAGTTGAAGGCTTCTCCTGAGCGTCGGGCGCTGATGATCAGCCAGATGAACGTCGGTTCTCTTCTTATCAGTCTTGCTGGGTACATGGGCTATAACGAGCTTGCTGTTCCCTCTAATGCAGATGACCGTGACATGGCCGCTCTTGATCAGACGATGGGTAAAACCCCGGGATCGATTAAGATCGGAGACGAGTGGGTTTCTCTTGCTGGTCTTGATGCTATTGCAGTTCCGTTCATTACGGCTGCTACGACGGCTAAGGCTTACAAGGATGGCCGCTCGGATGAAATGTCCTACGCAATGGCAACCCTTAGTGCTCTAGACACTATGGTCAAAGCTTTTGCTGACGAGACGATCATCGGACAGCTTGAGCAATTCACTGGATTGTTTGAACGTGGTTCCAACTACTCTGAGTTCCTTACATCTCTCCCGAGTTCTTTCATGCCTGCTGCTGTACGTCAGTACACGCAATGGGGAGAAGACCGGGCAGTTCTGGACACTCGCGGGGATAAAAGCATGACTGACCGAGCGATTGGTCGCGTTCTTGCTGGCACTCCCGAAGCAGCACGGAAATGGTCGATTGATACGTTTGGATTGTCGGAGCTTCCTCAGAAGCTTGATATCTTCGGTCGGCCTATCTACCGAGAAGGTGATGCTGTTGCAGCTATTACTGGTGTCGGTAGAGGTGGAAAGGAAGAAACTGATCCAGCGATTAGAGAAGTTCACAGGCTGTCTCAACTTGCTGGCAAGGCTGCCGTAACGAAAACTCCCGATGACTTCACTGTTAACGGAGAGAAGGTAAAACTTACTCCGGAGCAAAGAATGAAATGGCAGTACGATGCGGGTCAGTATATCTTGTCAGATATTAAGGAGGCGATGGCCGATCCTGTTTGGAACACTCTTTCCGACGCTGAGAAGTTTGAGGAAATCAAAATCATCACGAAGGAAGCTAAAGAGGACGCCAAGTGGGATAACTTCCGAGACATCTTGGAAAGCGATCCAGACAATCAACCAATAGTAATAGAGGAGGACCCTGCCGTGTACGAAGGGTATATCGAAGAATAATGACCGAAGCTTCGTTCCGACCTAAAACTACAGAAGAAACGGAAGGATGGAAAGACCTTTAATGGTTACCTCAGTAAGAACAAATCCTGAACGAATTACTGCTCTAGAAATTGAAGTAAAACATCTCAAAGATTCGTTTGAGAATAAGGTCGACGAAATGAAGGCCGAACATTCTAAACTACAAACGACTATTGAGGCCCAGAATGAGAAGCTTGACTCTCTTCTGGAACTAAAAGCCAAGGGCATGGGGGCTATCTGGTTGGCCTCTGCTGTCCTTGGCTCAGGTATCCTTGGAATGGTCTACATGATCACTTCTTGGATGAGAGGTGATTTCTAATGACTTCAATGAAAACTAAAGTTGTGGGGGGCGGCTCAGCGGCTGCCCTCCTTCTTGCTGTTCCGTTCATCGCGGGATGGGAAGGAAAGAGCAATGATCCGTATAAAGACATTGTAGGAGTTACGACCGTCTGTTACGGTGAGACGCGTGTTCCTATGAGACGATACACAGATCAAGAATGTGAAGCAATGCTTAAAGAAGCTGTAAAAGGTTTCATGGAGCCTGTCCTAGACTTGACTCCTACGCTTGCTGATAGGCCGTATGAACTAGCTGCTGCTACTTCTCTTGCCTACAACATTGGTCTACAGAACTATAAGATTAGTACCGTAAGAAAGAAGTTCCTTTCGATGGATTTCAAAGGAGCTTGTAATGGCTTTGGCGCTTGGAACAAGGCTCGCCGTGGAGGCAGACTCGTTGTTGTCAAAGGCCTAGACAATCGTCGAAAGGACGAAACAAAACTATGTTTGAAAGGTTCCTTAATCAATTCAGGAACTACATCATCGGCGGTCTCTTAATCGCTGTTGGTGTAACATCGCTCGGTTGGTATGTGACCGCAGCTAATCTGGATGCTTGTGCTAGTGGTCGGAAGGCGGATAAAGCTGCCTACGAAAAGGCTCAGGCGGATGCCGAAGTCCTCTGGATGAAGGCGATCAAAAAGAAAGAAGATGAGTATGAAAAGAAAGCCAAGAAAGCTGATGAAGCTTATGACGCTCTCTCTACTAAGTATCGGGATGCTGTCCGCGTGTACGCAGCCGCTCAAAGTAAGGCCCGCTCAACCGCTGCCGCCGCCCAAGGTGGAAGTCCCGAGAGTGCTTACGGACCCGGTGAAGATACCGAGCTTCCTATTGTCCAAGTCGTCGTCTCAACCGAAGACCTAATGACGTGTGCAGAGAATACTGCTCGTCTTGTAATTGCCCGTGATTGGGCGCTAGGCCTGAACAAATAAAAGAAAAGGGACGCCCGGCGGATTGCTGAGCGTCCCTTCTTCATATCTCATCATCAGATAAGAGAAACCATTCTCCTGTATGATGTTTGTTTTTATATTTTTGATGCAAAGAATGTTCTAATTCTCCAGCATCTTTTATAACTTTAATAAGGCTGGCTCCGAAAGGATTGCTGGCCTTTATTTGTCTTAACCGCAGTTCAGGATTATCTGTCCTGCCTATTTTTATATAAGGCCCGCTTCTTATATAATAGAGATGCTTGCCTTTTAGATGTGTCTTTTTTATTAAATCACGACTCATCTCAGCCGCGTAACATCCACAAGAAATACAAGAACCTGCTCGAAGAGAAGAAGATGAGACTGTGTGGTCATTTCCGCAATCACATTTGCACTTCCAATAAGCATTTCTTCCTTTATCAGGAGAAATATGTGAGAAAGACTCTACGAGGAGTCGGCCAAAGCGTTCTCCTCGTATGTCTCTTATCTTCTTGCTAGGAAGATCATTACTCACTTACGTTACCAATGGAGACGATTTCGCAAATCCCATTTCCACTACAGGCAAGTTCTTGAGAACCCGTCGTCGTATCCTCGAATTCAAACTCCTGTAGGGCGTTCCAATCGATTGTCGGCTGCGGATGTGCCTTGCACCAATCCTCATATTCCTCTTTGGTAATCTCTTGATAGGGGGCCTGTTTATACGTGCCGCCATCATACGGGAGGAAACTAACCCCAGAGAGAACATCAAAATTGCTATAAACCCAAGAGCCAACATCCATCCATTCCTCTTCTTTTACGTTAATAGTGGCGGACGGTTTGTGCTCACACCAGTTATCTTGCAAATGCTTCCACAACTCTAGAGCTTCAATAGCGTTCTGATCGTTTCTAGTTACTGACCCCTTCGGGGAGGCGATCGGAAAATAAAAGACCGAGGTAGAGTCCTTAGCCATCGCGTCCGGCTCCCAATAGACTCCTTGAGCTTTGAGAAACTCCGTACAAGGGTCTTTATTGTCCGCCCTAACAGTTCGTAGATAGAACTCGCTATGGCGAGTGTGTAGACCGCTAGCACTGTCAACAAGCTGACTAACGGTACCAGAAGGCTTAACACAAGTAGTAGCGGCGCTTGGATTAATCCCAAGACGATCTGCCCACTCTGCATTTGTTTCAATGACGACTTGCTTGAGCTTATCGAGGACTTCGGGTTTTCCAATAAGTCCAAGATTATCGCAGACACCTGTGAGTGATACTCCAAGTAAGCGCTCTTCATTGCATGTATCCTGCCATTTCTTCCTTAGGTATTTGAAGTCTGTAAAGGTTGATTGAATAGTACCGAGAATTGCAGCGACTCTAGCTTTCCTTGCAAGGCTTTCGTAAGTATCTTCGCTTCGTACAACGATCTCTGTGAGGTTGCAGAATTGGAACGGTCGAAGAATGATTTCCGAACAAGGGTTCGTACCAAATTCGAACTCAGGATTTCGTCTTCCATTACGTCCAGCAATTGCTTGACAAGCATATCGAGAGAAGAATCCCGGTTCACCGCTTTTACTGTCATACAGTTCTTTCCATTTCTTCATAAAGAAGCCAATGTCAGGCTTCCTGTTTTCGTAGACAGCAGAGTTATTAGCGAGTCTACGATGACCTGCTGCTTCCCACCATGCACCACTCTTAGAAGTGGACATGCGATCATCCGTACAATCAAACAGACTGATCATAGCAGAACGACGAACGCCGCCTACTACAACAATGTCCGCTACCTTACACATCAGATCGTGGGCTTCAATAGAGGTTAGCCGTCTTCCCGCCGCGCCTGTAAAGAGGCGAACAGAGAACTCGAAAAGGTCCTCCAGAGGTCGGGGTCCGCTAGCACGCCCACCAAAAGTTCGGAGTCTCGCTCCGGCAGGGCGTACTCTAGACACGTCCCATTTGGGAACGCGACCACCAACAAGCAGACTGATGAGTTCTCGGAAAGCTCTTGCCCATCCTTCCTTACTGTCTCCAACGACAATTGTAGTATCGGTTGGTTCGAGGTGTTCAGCGATTCGGGGGAGCTGGTCGACATATTTACTTTCTACTGAATAGCCTACACCTGTGCCGCACATCAGAATATACATGCATTCGTCGAAGCTACGAAGACTGTCTACAGGGAGATAGGCGCAATTATAAGCAGGGACGTGACAACGATCAAGAGCCGCACCAGCAGTCATCAAAGCCCGCATAGAGGGCATGACTTCTAGATTGTAGATTGCGTTATACAGCATTTCTTCTTCACCTGAAGACAGACGATTTCTGTTCTTATCTCCAGTGTCAATGTGTCTAGAATAGTAATCTACTAGGCGGCCTACAGTCTCGTCCCAGTTCTCTCGGCGGTTCTCTTTCTCTAGCCATCGAGAGTAACGCGATTTATAAATGAACGACTCATAGGCGCTCGGAAAAGGATTATTGGTTGTCAATTAAAGACCTCGCATGTCAGGAGCCTTGTACGTATCAGGCTTGAGAATCTTACCGTCATCACGGAAGATGACCTTACCTTTTACGACCTTAGTCATATTGGAATCGTGAACTCTATCGAAAGACTTGTCCGAAGGGATTTCGTAATAGAGAGCAGCCTGACTCACAACATATTGGAGGTCGGCCCATTCCTTACAAAGATTAGCACGAGCTTCTACGTTATAGGGATTACGTTCAAACTCGATTGCTGCACCGACAAACTCGTCCAGTTCTTCATCAATACAGTCCGTGATCATCCGGCCTTCACTAGGGTCTTCAAGAAAGACCTTCTTATCAGCGGCATCACGGAACTGCTTTACCTTATCTTCACGAGTCATTGTCGTCGTAGTCGTCAATTTCAAAATCCTTGTGTTTGTATTTAGGGTCTTTGTGGATTTTCGGTTCCACGATCCGTTGCCTATACTTAGGTGTTCCGCGAAGGTCGCGGGCCGCATGATTGGCCCGACGAACCTTACGCCGCTCTTTGCTTGAGTAGCTTCTCATTCCCTTTACCATCGGTCTGAGTTATTTCCTTGTACCTAGAGAGAAACATTCGCTTTGCCATAATAGGAGACATGCCAGTTGCTGTTACCTTACGGGCTGCACGAAACTCAGTGTGCCAAAGAGTGTCCTTCGGCCCCGGAGCAACGTTCGTCCGTTCATTCCAATACATCCGCTTATCTGCTTCGTGCACCTCTTGGGGAAAAGGATATGGAAGCCCGAATTGATCTGCGATCGCTTCTTGTACACGTTCTTCTATTCGTCTATAGTCTGGGAGTAGTCTCTTAAGAGGACTTGATACGTCTCCAACGAAGGCTTCACTAGCGTCGTGAAGAAGACCAGCGAGAGCCAAGCGAGAAGGTACAAGACGGCTAACAAGAACACTATGCTCGGCAACAGAGTAAAACTTATTAACGTGACCAGTGTAACGGCAGATATTTGAAAGAGCCGTCGCAATCTCATCAATGTCAAATTCGTAATCCTCTGGTTTCAAGATATCAAAGAACCGCCCGGAGACGGTACTGATACTTGACTTAGTTTGTTCCGTCAACTTTCTTTTCCTTGTCTCGGAGGTAAAGCTCTAGACGAGCGAGAGCATTCCAAGCACAATGAGCGTCGTGTAGAAGCTTACTGTCACTATCGTACGGACCTTCGATCGCGGGTTTGAGCAAGTGCCGAACCATGGCATTGGAGTATCGGTTGTATCCGTCTTCCACGCCTTCCCAACCCTTCCAAGCATATTTCGTAGCACCGAACTGACTAATGCCAGCAACTGCTTCAATCGCTCTAGGGAAGTAATCAATAGCGCCTTGAAAGACTGCAACCTTGCCTGCATCGTATTTAATAGCTCCCGTCGCTTGCTTTTCTACGCTGTCGTTAGTAGTTTCTTTAGCCGCCAACCTCTTGTTCCTGCTGCTGTTCATCAATGTTCACGTTCAACCAATCTTCTCGGTCTTTACGAATGTCTTCCATCTTCTTGGCAAATTCTTCCTTAGTACAAGGTTCAAGTTCACCATCGGCACCAAGCCAGAAGTAAAAGCCGCTGTCTAGGTAGTCGATCTTAGTCGTCATCGTTATTATTATCCAATCCTTTGATGCCTGCAAATTCCAGAACATCATCTAGGTTTTCTTCAATCTCGTCTTCAAAAGCATCGATTACAGTATCGATGTCGATCTGGAGGAAGTCGACGAGTTCCCATCCCTCCAGACGATCCGCTAGGATATTCTTCAACTCTTTATTGAGCATCGTTCTTGATCTTTTCTCGCTTACCGTCGTGCCAAGAGCCGCAGCTTTGACAGTGGATGCGTTGAATACGGAATGATTTAGTGCGCCTATAACCACGACTTTGAACCTTATGTGAGCCACAAGCACCACATGCCGTAGACAACGTATTGCCAAGATGCGGGTGGTTCTTAATAAACGGACGTAGCTTTTTATACAGCTTTTCCGTCAACGCAACGTCTTGCACACAGTATCGTTTCATACGCGCCTGTGCACGTTCATCACCTGCCATGACCTTAATCCAAAGATCAAAGCCTTCGTGCTTTACCTTCTTACCAATGTTAAGATAGGGGCCTACGAAAGCAAGGCGGTTCATAAAAAGACCAAGCTTCTTAACCGTCTTAATGGTGTCGATGCTAGTCAGAGGGGGTACAGGATCAAGACCCGCAAGAACAAACTCGCCTGTCAGTTTAGGCAAGTCAAATCGATCGCCATTGAAAGTGACGACCGCATCAGCTTCGGAGAGAAGCTTGTGGGCTGCTTCGATCATCGCTTGATGACCGTGCTCCCACTCAGAGTAAAAGATTTTTTCATTTGAGCCCAACCACTTAGCGCCAAAGCACATAATACCACCGCCGTCAATTACTTGATCAGGAGAGATATTCTCTTTGAATGCACGCCAAACAAAGGCGGTGGTAGGTTTGGTCTCAATGTCAATCGTTAGAACTTTAGAAGCCATAGAACCTGTGTCCTTCTATTACGTGAGTTTGTCTTCTTTTAAGCCTCACGTGTTTGGAGGTAAAGAAATATGATTTAGGAACCGTTCGCTTGTATCTTCCGGAGAGGAAATCTTCTGCGAAACGGAGCTGCTTTGTAGTGAGTGGTTTCTTACCGTACCAAGAGAATTGTTTAGGTTGTCTTACGACCGCACACACATTGTTTGGGAAGCGTTTGCTCTCGACTCTGTTCATCACTACACTTGCAACGGCTACCTTGCCTGCTAGGTTTTCGCCTCGTGTCTCGTAGTGAATCACACTCGATAGGCAAATCGCTGCTGCCATTGTTACTGAGATTACTCATCTCCTTTTTTCTTCCTTTTAACTCTGGTCTTTTGCTGTCTAGGTGGGACATACCAGCCGGTGCCTTGATCAACATAGTCCGCCATTTTGCGAAGGAGTGCACCGTCTCTGTGGCGTCCGATGAGACGGTGGTTGCAGTATGTACACAAGAGTCCTCTAATTTCACCAGTAACATGATTGTGGTCTACCGCCAGTCTTGTCTTAAATTCTGACGCGTGTTTATCACATATTGCACAACATTGATTTTGTTTTTCAAGTAATTCATCATATTGTTTTACAGTAATTCCGTATTTCTTTTTTAAAGAATATTCTCTTCTGTCTTTGCTTCGTCCGTCATTAGGGCCGCGAAAAGCAATAGGACCACCACCTTGTCTTTCTTTTGCTCTTCGTTTTTCGGCTGTGACGCGACATTCTGCTGAACAATATTTAGAATCAGCTCGACGTCCTATGATTTTTCCACCGCAGTATCCGCACGGATGATCAAGAATTTGATTAACAATGTCTTTTTTCTTAGTCATCTACGTTTATCATATTGACTTCCTTTACTTCCGGTTCTTTTACCACACGAGTGAGAAATCTAGGGCCAGTAGAGTAAAGAAAAGTCCGGACACCAGGATGGCATCGAAACTTGTGCTTACAATAAGAACAAGGAGTAGGAAGACGCATGTTGCCAGACTTGCCATCAGGCACGGGATCATAGCAACGAGGCGGCGGAACATCTTGTTCGATTACTTTCTTTAGGTGAGCAATTCGTTCAGCAGGTTGATGGTCTTTGACAACACTGGACGAGAGTGGGCTAATGCAAATATCTCCCGAGACTTTGTCAAAAGCAATCCATGCACCTCCCTTACCGGGGGTGAGGACGTTTGTGTAACCTGCGAGTTGTTCAACGTAACCAAAAGGATCATCCTCTGTTACAGAGTTCGTTTCAAATTTCTTGTATCCGAAGGGGGACGCACTCTTAACGTCGATGACGACGCCATCAATGATCGCATCAATGTGCCCTTTGACACCGTCGACTTCAACCTCGCCTTGAGTAGCTTCGACAGTATGGCCAGCCTCTCGTGCGAGGAAAAGAATGAGTTGCTCAATGATATCTCCGTAAAGGAACTTAAAGAAAGTCTTGGGGCTTAGCTCTTCCGGTTCGTGTCCGTCGGGGTGGGCGTCGAACCAGACTTGTCTGTCTTTTCGTCCGAGAGCGGAGAACCTGAGAGGGGATCGAACGTCTTCTCTTTGGGCGAGACGGACTCGGAGAATTTCCTTAATCGAACGTGCGACTTCTTCGAGGTTTTCTTCACTCGGTTCGTGTCCTTTGTTAGGGTTGAAAAGCTCGTAGATATCTTCCACGAGAGTGTTTAATTGTTTTGTCAAAATTGATCCTTAAAGGTAAGGGGCCAAGCCCTCGATCAGAGACGCGCAAACTGATCCTTATCTTGGCGTTCAACCCACTTGTCGGCGGGATTAAGGGACTCTATCCTTAGTCGATGGGAATGTCGTCGTCTAGATCGGCATCAAAAGGCGTATCATCTGTGTGGTCAACGACAGCCGCTTGTTCAGCAGCTTCCGCAGCCTTAGCTGCCTTGAGAGCTTCTTCGTAGAACTCATCATTCTCATCGATTGCATCGAATTCCTGACGATCGTAGGGGACCAGCTTAAGAACTCGGACGCCTCGGATGTAAACACCCTTCTTCTTACCAGCACCATGATCCATGACTACGAACTTGACCTCAAGGTCAGATTCGTTGCCGATCAGGTTGGCATGGTTCCAATCCTTACCAAGAATGTCCTTGACGGGGATCGGCTTGTTGGGGGTGCCATCACGACGAAATTCAGACTGCTTGAAAGTAAGGTGCGGACGACCATCAACGTACTCGTCCTTGGTCTTGACGCGATCGCCAATACCCAGAGCCTTAATTTCCTTTACGGTGTCCTTGTCGATAACAAGGTCCATCTTCCATTCCTTGCCGTCCTTGCTATAATTAAGCACAGGATCGCCAAGAATCTTTGCAAAGGATGCCTTGCCACGAATGACTACAGTCTGCATGTTATTATTACTTGCCATTATAAATTAATTTACCTCAAAAAATAAAGAGAACCATTACTCTTTATACTAGTATTATACCACAAAACGCGCACTTTGTCAAGCAAAAAATGCATGTTTTTAATTAAAATTCATATATCCATTCGAATAATCTTCAAGTCTTTGAAAGATAAACTCTTTTAAATGATCGTATCCTTCGTCAGTTACTTGACAATTTTCAAAAGTACAAGGATGTCTTTCAAGATAGTCTACAAGTTCTACCACGAAAGTTTGTATTCCATCATCAGTGAGCTGCTTAGACAACGTCAATCCTTTCATCAGTATCAAAATCCATAGGCACCTGATCGATACCATCTTCATCCTTCGGTTTATTTTCGTAGTCAGCAATAGCTTTGTGGCCCTTTGCCGTTACGAAACCAAAGTGATCCATCCAACCTTCTTCGATACAGATTTCAGCACAGGCGTTATACGCTGCACCGTACACTCCATCCCAAGTCTGGGTCAGGATTTGGTATTCGTATTTATTCAAAGAGGTCTGCGTCGGGGTCATTGTCTTCTTCCTCTTCAATGTCTACAGGAACATATCCATTTAAGTGATTGAAATTATTCATAAACTAGTGCGTTTGAGCCCATGTCAATCCAACCTTACTATCGCAATCAATAGGTACACGATAATTAAAATAACGTCCACTTTCGGAAAAAGTCCGTGGACAAACATCAAGAGTATACTCAGGCACATGATTTACCAGAACGTCATTCTGCCACTCATCGTGGATATCGCCAACCTTTAATACATCTAATCTGCGCCTACGAACTTCACGGTCCGTAAGAATAGCAGCCTTTTTCATAATACGACTTTCATCACCTTGGAGAAGGTATCCCAACCGCGTGTGCGGATGAGTTACAATAATCGGCGTCCCGTCGCAAAGTCGAATACGCCCTGTCCGCTCAATTTCTCGTTCAAGACGGTCGAGTAGTTCTTTAAGTCCTGGAAAATTTCCAATAAACCGAGCTTTAACCTCCTTACCGTCTCTAGTCGATCCTCCAATGATCTGTCCGGCCTTTGCATCTCCGCATCCCAGAAGGAACGCATAGATGAAAGTTTTAGCGATAGCTCTTGTTGCAAATCCTCCAATTTCTTGGTTGTAGCTATGTGGGTCTCCTTCAAGAACAGCTTCCGAGAATTTCGGATTGTTGAGATAATGCGCTAGGACTCGGAGCTGGATACCTTTTGCATCAGTTCCGACCAGCCGTCGATTTTCCCTGTCACGACACGTCCAGAGGTCTCGGGCTTCGTAGGTGAAAGCCCCTGCTTCCTCCAAGAGGGGATAGGACTCGACAACAACTCCGTTTTCGTCTTTGATTTCTTTAATCCTAACGGCTGGAATATTAGCCGTGTTAGGGTTACTGTGGCGATACCTAAGAGTATTAGCGAGCCAAAGGCTGCCATGAATAGCTCCAGTATCTTCATTATATGCCTCTATCCAAGTGTTAATCATGTTGGCACGGGCATTGACTTCCATCCACCGTGCAATTAGCTTAGGCTCTTCCTTACCGGAGGACTCCACAAACTTGACAAGAGAAGGAACTAGCTTCCCTTTTGAAGTGGGCTTGGGGTTTCCGGTGGGAGTTCGTTCGTCAGAAGCAGGCTTCCATCCGAGTTCAAGAAGTTTCTCAATTCGCTGGATTGGGCTTCCAATGTTGAAAGCAACGTAGTCATACGCGTCGTAGCTTCCGTCATCTCGTTCGACGACTTGTTGGAACGTCTCGCGATGGCGGAGATACTGTTTAGAGTATGAACCATCCTTAATACGTGCGGATTTGTAAGTTGCCACAACTTGTAGGACGGGTGGCCAATACTTGTAGAGTTCATTTCTGATTTCATTCTCTAGTTCGCGTAGTTTAGAATAAAGAGCGTGTGCTTCGACGATATCGAAAGCGAAACCGTTTTTCTTTTGCGTTTGGATGAGTTGCCACGAACGGTGTTCGAGCTCCAGACCAGTTTCAGAAAACTTGGCACGAAGCATCCTTTTTACTAGTTCACAATAAATCCTACGGCAGAGGCGAGAGTCTTGCAAACAATACTCAAGCATCCTTTCGGAGAATTTAGAAAAGTCATTAAATTCGTATTTGGGGAATTTGAGACGCTTGCCCCACGCCTCTAGAGAGTGGCCGCCTTCGAGAGACGGAGAATACACCATACTCATTACGAGAGAGTCAATGATGTCGGCAATAGTGAGAGTAGTCCCTAAGATACGGTTCAAGGTGGGGGCGTCGTAGCCGATAATGTTGTGGCCTACGAACTTACACCCCTCACCTTTCCGTGCATCAATCCAATCACGTATCTCTACGTTATCATTAGATGCAAACTCTTCACCGGTAGCAATGTTAACTGCACACATACACCAGATGACATTGCTCGGAAGCCCGTCACCTTCAATGTCGATAGCCCAATACTTTTCGGTTAATTTAAGATACAATTACAGGAGCCTCATCACTTTCAATTACTAGTCTTGCTCCACAAGGAAGAAGCTTGCCATCACTACTATAAACAAGAGTAGCACCAGCGGGCAAGCGAACAGAATGGCAATAAACGGGTTTGCCATATCGTCCGTCTTGGAACTTGATTGGCGGTTCATTCTTACCATGCTTCCTATTGCTGTCAATCACATTACGATTGATGTGAGTATACCAAGTCATATTATTAAAATCCTCTTTGATCGTCTCGCAGATCGCCGCCGGCTTCGAAGAGGTCTACTTCTTCATCGTCCAGCTCCGTAAGCCGCGCCGTGTCTTTGTTATACCATAGGTATGCAGCCGGGCCAGTGTAACCACAAAAGCGGTTCTTTTCAACCGTAACCTTAGTGATATTGCGCCGCCACTCACTTGCATCGGTTTTGTCGCGTTCAAGGCGGAGCACCACATTTGCAAGTTGCTCGACGCCAGCGGTCCCTCTGATCTGGCCTTGTCGATTTGTATGAATAACCGCAATAACTGCGAGGTCCAATTCCATTGTGAGCGTTTTGAGTTTAGTAGCGATTTCATCTAGCTGCTTCCTTTCATCACCGCTCTGATCGGAAACGATAATAGAAAGGTGGTCAAGAACGATATACTTGCAACCCAGAGCAGCCATGTGTCGGACTTTGTCAAGGACGGCATCCACACTATTACTGCCGAAGTGATCCCAAATAACCACACGGTCATTATTGAGTACCTCGTCGTATGCTTTCCGAAGATCAGCTTCCGGCCTATCCACGTCTGGCAAATGGTATGGAGTCCGGTTATGGATAGACAAAAGACCAAGAGCTGTATCACCATTAGGCTCTTCCAAGTGTAGAAAGCCAACACCATAATTTTTCTCCACAATTTCAGGATCGGTTAGGAGCTTGTGCTCGATGTGCTTAAGGATCGAAGTCTTGCCTACGCCCGTGTCTGCTGTAATAACTACAAGCTCAGACAAACGGATACCGTAAGTGAGAGAATTCAATCCTTGGAACGGATACGGAGTAGAGAAAGACTCTTTACGGTCAATAATCTCTTTCCAGATATCGGTCCCCATCTTGAGGCCATCGGGCTTAAAGGTAGGAGCTTGCCACCACTCTCTAGAGAAGTCTTCGGCACCCTTGTTAAGCAAGTAGTCATTGGCGTCCTTGAACTTACGGAGAGTCAGGACCTTGACCTTGCCTAGTGGGAAGCCTGCGCCAGCACACACCTTAGCAGCCTTGAGGCCGGGTTCATCGGAGTCGAAGCAGAACACAATGTTATCGAACGAATTAAGATACTCGAAGTCCGCTCGAACGTCTGCTTCTGCGCTAGAGGCACTCTGCACGGAGACAACAGGATATTTGCTGCCTGTCATCTGGAACGCAGCCATGGCGTCATCTTGGCCTTCTACGACCGTGATGAACTTAGCTGAGCCGGGCGGGAATGCGTGGCGACCGAAGAGGCCTGCCGATGATAGATTACCCTCGATACTAAAGCCTTTGTCCGCGTAACGCACTTTATTAGCGATGTGCTCACCGGTAGCCCGATCGAACATCGGATATTTAGCGAGGAACTTGTCGTCGTCTTTACCGACGTTGACTTTGTAACGCTTAATAGTTTCTTGAGTGAACCCGCGTTCAGTGAACGGACGCGATACATCTGCCAACGGAGTTAGCGGGTTCAACTTCTTTTGTTTAGTTTCAGGTTCGTTATTCAAAATATTCAATTTTTCAGGGGGGAAATTTCGGGGGCCCTCGCAGCTTCCGCTGAAACAATGGCCCCACCCGTTCTCGTCGATGGAGAAGGCTTTGGGAGACAGGCCGCACGGACATGGCAAACCTGATGTGTTTTTACAATAATTATTCGTAATCGTCATTAATCTTATTATAGGAAATCAGGAGCAGGTGCAGGTGCGGGCGCAAAGGCCATACCGTCTGCTGTTTGAACCCAAGTGTATTTAACATATTTACTAGTCGATGAATCGTATGTGTTCTGCAGCTTCGGAGTGTTGTCAATGACCTTGATCTTACCAGCCGGATACATCCGACCAGTCCAACTATGGATACGATTAAGCGTTTCTTGATTGTCGGTCTCCAAGGTCAGTGTTTCCAAGAACTTTTGAAATTCCGGAAGCCATTTGAACTCCTTGCTCAGAGGATCATACAACACCTTGACAGCATCGTAGTCGAAAGTCTTAAGAAAATCAACAGGATCGTCTTGGCTAAGCAGAGGATCGTTACGACCAATACCTTGGATAATCATAGGCACCTCAGGCCAGTTTTCTGAGAAAGTCCAGCCAGTCTGATACACAAGAAAGCTATTAGCATCATCACCGGGACGATAAGCGTCGCTAAGGCTTTCGATACTAGCTTCGACAAGATCGTTGCCGATATTAGGCTTTCTCCTAGCAATGTCTAAAAGATCGCCCATATAGGCAAGAACAAAATCTTCTTTCTCATCCGGGTCCTTGATGTGCGAGACATCAAAGAATACGTCATAGTCTTTCGGAGCAAGACCGAAGAAGATGTCACGGACAGCCCCGCCCGCAATCACAGGTAGACGCATAGTGTCTTTGTAACGAGGGAGATTGCCGCATTCCTCAATAGCATCAGCGAGTTCACCAACCCATTTGACATTTTCTTCACTCTGGGCGATATTGCTCGTCGTCTTTGCTAGCAACTCTTTAGTAATCTTCATATTAAATCCCTCTAACCATTCTTTATACTGGTATTATACCACAGTTAGGCGAACTTGTCAAGAACTATTTTCGTCCAATTCAGGTTCGTTATTGTTTTCTTCTTGAAGTTCCTCGTAAAAAAGTTCGAGGACAAGTTGTCGATCGATCTCTTCTTCCGAAGGAGGCTCGAACAATTCGTCGATGATGTTTTGACAAGTGCCGCACGGAGCAAAGTTGCCATGACCGTGCTCAGGAGTGTGCTTGACTTCATCGTTTGATAAAGTAGCGTCGCAGATATAACACTTAATAAATAATTCCTTACAGATTATTCCAAAAGTTACGAATACGCAGCCAGAAAGCTGAACGTTTCGGAAGAGAAGAGGTGTCGACGTTGTGGAACGTCGGGTTATGGTGATAATGGAAGACGGTGCAAATGTTACCACTGTTGCCGTTACGGAAAGAGGTTACTTCACGGAAGCCAAGCTCCTTCAACCATTTGACTTGGTCTTTGTATCGAGTAATCTGGCGCTCGTTAAGCACGGCCTCGATCAAATAGCCTCTGGCAACAGCTTGCTTCACCTCAAATTCATACTGCTTTTTTGTATCAGAAGGAGAGAAGTTTAGAAGGTGTCGCATGCCACAGCAATGACCGCCGTGATAAGTCAGATAAGGCATTTCATTATACTCCTATTTGAAGTTTCTCAGCCAAAGCGGCGGAAGAAGTTGGCGTAGTCTTCGACGGTTTGTCCTTCAAGACCGGGCGCTGTGTTGATTTCCAAGACGAGTGCCCTCTGATGCCTTTCATTCCAAATAACGTCAACAGCCCCGAAATCAAGATTACAGGAATCAAGAGCACGCCGAGCAACATCAAGCACAGCAGGATTAGGGGCGACATCACCACGAACAAAAACAAATCCATTATGGTGATTCCGTACTTGCCAGTTAATTTGGTCGTCCGGTACGGCTCGGTTGCGGGCTTTGCGCTGGACTGCGATGATGATAGATTGGTCTCCCGCTCTACCGTTTTGCCGTTCCGGTCGATCCCCGCGACCAACATGAACTCGATATTCATCGGTCTTCTTTACATACTGCACGTAAAGAGGAGCAGCGACAAGCTCGCCACGAGTACGGGCAATGACAATACCGTCACCGCTGTGGCCTGCAAGAACGGTGCGGCACACGATTGGGAATGCGTCATCGGGAATCTCCTGTCTATTAGTCCAAAAGCGCGGGATAATATTATCGTTTCCGGAATCGCGCATTGTCCGGAAGAAAACCAGTTTGTTGGAAGCCGTCCGAAGGTCCGTGCCATTAAGAACTTGGCATCGACCGTTATAGTTACCGACGACAGCGCCATCAGCATTGCCCCAATTGATAACTACATCATTAGCACGAGGACGCCATTGGCTGCCACGCAAACGAAGACAACGTCCGCCGGGAAGCGCCGCCGCAAGGGCGGTCGCTCCACGAGAACCTGCACGATAAGGGAGTACACGATAAGCCATGTTAATTCTAATCCTTTCTCTGTTACATCAGACGGTGTTGGCGAATGACTCGGTCAATCTGCCGGGCATTTTCTTCTTCGAACTCCCAATTAGGCCAAGCGTCACGGCCATAACGCTGACGAAGGAGACGTTCAGCTTGCTGTCTTGCGACCACTTGAACAGCATCAGTTTGATGACGCATAGCAGGACGAATGTCCTCAATGGTTAGAAGGCCTGCCGGTTGTAGATCAGGTTCTTCTACGGGCTCGTGCACAGGAATGCCGGGGTGGGGAGCGGGCCATCTGCCTCGTGCCACGACTTCATCAATTAGGTCACCGGGGTCCACTAGTTTTTTTTTGGCGAACGGCTGAGGGACATATTCCCTGTTAATGAGTTCGCTCCAACGATCCCAAGGAAAACCAAGGACGATTGCCTGAGCATTGCGGAAACCGACAAGGGCTTGCTCATTGAAGTCCTGTTCCGAATAAGGTCTCAGGACAGCATTGCAGAAGTCGTCAAGACCAGTTGCGTCCTTACAGATGTTCTTGAACAAGTTGATGCCGCCGAGCTCAGAAAGATCGCGAGGAAGATTGTAAAGATCGCGATAATTATCCTTGGCGAACTTGCAAAGATTGTAAAGGAACACAGCCCATTGGATCGGAACCTCCGGACTACCGGCAGCCGGACCACAACGGAACTCGATCGAACCGAAGTTGTGCATAGTCAAGATGTTCAAAGCCGAATACTTCAAACCGTCCGGCCAACGTGTGTTGCCAGTGCGGAGGAAATTCTCCCACGCTTCGAGCATAGTCACACTGTTCTTAGCCGACAAGCTATAGTGGTTATTGATGCGAGCCTCGCCGCACCATTGAATGAGAGGTTCCTCAAACGTAGTCCACAAAGCAAGTATAGCAGTAATCTGATCGATTGTCAAGCCCCCAATGTTAATATGGACGTGAGTCGAACAGCGATTGCTATTAGCCAGCTTGGTGCGATGCTTGGTGAAAGCGTCAAACAAACCGATGACCATGGGAGCGACTTCATCCACATTGACAGGGTTGTTGAACACATATTCCATAGCATTGCCACGGAGAGAGCCATCGACCTTGGCATTCCACATAACCTTGGTGGTGGGGCTGATGATGCCATCAAGCTGAGCATCACGAGGAAGGTTGTTAGCCGCCTCGATTTCCAGCTCCAGACCAATGTCACCAGTCTTGCCACGCGGACGGAAAGGTGCATTCATAACCAGACCGGGAACACCTTCTTGTTTTTTCTTAGTCTTTGAATAGTTTTCAAAGAACTTGTCTTCTTCGAAAGTCTTAGTCATCTCTTACAATTCCCGAATTTGATCGATGGTGAAACGAGGCTCGGCCATAATCTCCTCACGGAGATAGACGAACTTTTTGAGAAGGAACAAGGTGTTGTCCCCTCCGAAGATACCCACACGTGTCCGATCCCGGAAGAGCCAGCGGATACCAAAGTCGTCGCATACGACACAGAAGCGATTAGTGAACGCTATTGCAGAACACTCTTGCACCGCGGACAGGATTGAGCCGAGCGAAGGATACCGCCCGTGGTGCATGTCTTTGAAGCCTCGGTCGAACATGAACTGATCGAACGAACCTTCGCCATATGATTGGAGTGATCCCGCGTAATTTCCAGCAGAAACTACTTTCTTGGGAAAGCCAACTACATTGACGTTGTTTCGCGATAGTCCATGGCTTCGAGTGCGAACCGACCGTCTATACAGGAACAACGCGCCAGTGCGCGGGTCCGCAGCGTTCATCCAGCCGAGCGTTGGAAGCTCGCGGAAACGTTTGAACTTCGGACTGTCCAGCCTTTTACGGGAGACGGTTTGATCCGGATCACACGATCGAATACTTACTCGAATAATGTTGTCCGGGCTGTCGTAAGCATCTTCAACTCGGTCAACATAGACGGGATCATTATCATAAAGAATGACGGTTCCGGCAATACGCTCTTGCGCCTGCCCGCGATCCGTCCAGAACATGTCTGCTTTATTCATGGTCGTTACTCACCCTTGGGAGTGGTTGCCTTTTCCATATCTTTCTTGATAGTGGTCCAGAGCTTCCCGTTCAGAAGATAGGGATAGTTTTTGAAGAACTGTTCCAGTAAGGCGTGGGCCGTGGCAAAGTCACCGGAGTCGATGATCTGCCGCACTTCTTCCGACGAGCGACCGATGATTGCTTCGATCTTCTTGCCAGCACAGTGACCGTCAATAGCCACACCGATCATGTAGTGCATCATCTGACGACGAGCCTTGTTCTTGATCCAGACGTTCGACGGAGTGCGATACTCAACACCGTAAGACTTGACACGGAAAGCACCGGCCTTGCCATAGAGTTCGCGACGGCGAGGATCACGATCGATGAACGTCATGTAGATGCCGACAGTAGCGTCCAAGACCTTGATGAACTCTTGACAGATTTCAAAATGCTCCTTGTTCTCCACCGGAATGTCAGCACCCCAGCCGATGTGGACGTGACCAGCACCAGTGCGGAACGGACGATCGCCATCGGGACGAGGGTTCTCTTCACCCGTGTAAGCATTGAAATCCGGATCGCATCCGAGTTCCTTCGCTTCTTCCGGCTGTTGTTCCATGAATTCTTCACCGAAGACTTGGACCGGTTCCGGAACGATAGAGACATTGCCTGCCAGTTCCTTGAGGTCACGCACAGTCTTAACGATGTTGAAATTGAATGCATCGAAATTTCTGTACGGGGTCGGATCGATGTTGAATTCCAGAGCCATGCCATCCACTTGAACAGCACCGTTGGAAGTCTTCTTCGGTGAGGACTTCGTGCCCTCGATCATACCGTGTGCCGAGACGGGCTTGCCATTCTTACGAACGAAAACTTCCGGATCAGCACCAATCAAAAATTGAACACCACTCATTTGTTACTCCAATCTTCCTATTGTTATTTTCCGGCTGCCGTAATAAGAACGCGGTCAGCAGGGTTTTCAAGACAAGTCTTACAGAGGACTGTGTTCTTGTCAAGAATTTCACCAACGTTGCTAAGGTTCGTATTAAAGAACTCTTTGCAACAAGAACAAACACCACCGGTATTCATGTAGAAATCTTCGAACGTGAACTCATCTTTCGTCCGATTATCGGTGATATAATCGATACCAGCAACTTTGCGAAAGGATACTCCCTTACACAGCGACCTTGGGTTTGTTGACGGGTTCGAGCTTTTTGTTTTCTCGGAGGACACGCCTAACAAGTCTGATCCAGCGCCGCTGCCGTTTTGCGGAGTAGCCTTCGAATTCTTGTCGGGAAGGGATAGAACGTTCCTCGCAGATCGCTTCGAACTCGGTGAGTCCTGCCCCGAAACCGAAGAGCGTGCAGAGGTGTTCAAATAGCTGACGTTGGATATCGGCGTAGTCTTCTCCTCGTCCGCTAATCCGAAGAGGTCGTTGATCGTGTCGTCCAGCACTTTCTTCTTGGTTTCCTCGCTTGGGCCCGCCGAAGCAAAAGGGCGCACTACTGACCCCCCTTGAGATTCCTTCGTAGTTTGGCCAGCCGTCTCTTTTGCTTGCGGCTCATTTTCTTTGTCCCGAACGTGTACGCCGGGGCTTTGCTCACGCCAGCGATTGACTTGGTTATCACGGTTGTGGTTAAATCCATGGAACCCCATCCCATTCTGATTGTAGGAATAGGTCGGTCGGACAAAAGGGTCGATTTTCCGGGGAGCTCGGAGTCGCATGAGCTTTTCTTTTCCGGTGGCTTTGGGGTTAATGCGAAAGGACCACAGAGTATTGATCGGCAATTCGACATACTTCTGTTTTTCCTCCCCTCCGTCCCAGAGTTTCACCTTGCGAGCGATAACACTGAACATCCAGACTTCGGAGGCCCAGAACATCATCTTCATGTCATCCGACCAAGTGAACCAAAGAGGACGCTGGTCATTACGAATGAAGTTGAGGGTCTTTTCCTTGTCGTTCCACCACACACAGGCCCATGCACCCTCGGTCTTGTTGAAGGTTTCTTCGGGGCCGTTGATGGCAAGGTGGTTGTAAAGGACTTCGGAATCAACCTTCTGATGGTGATAACCGTCAAGCTTGTAAGCCGATTGAAGCGTGCCATTATGGACGCCACAAATGCCCTGCTCATCGAAGTCGAAAGGATGGGCGTTCTTGATCGACACATCGCCTACGGTTTTGTGACGAGTGTGCGCGATAAGGATCGAGCTTTCAACGCCACGTTCGATGGCATTCTCGTAGGTCCGAGAGTCGTAAAGAACGTTAGGGGGGCCGACTTGCTTCACCCAAGTATAATCGAGGTTCTTGTCAACCTTGATCACACCGGTGCTGTCGCGGCCACGAACCTGACACACGTCCATCATATCCTTGAACACTTGAGTCCGGATAGGGTGTGACAGCTCGCCTGCTGCACCAATAAGACCACACATTTTTTCTATTCCTTTCACTTTTTACTTGACAAAATCACAAAAGTATGGTATAATATCCTTATATAGGAGAGGGTAATGGGGGAGGTTAACAACTATAGCCTTGGGCTGCCCGCCACTGAGCCATGTGCATTTCGACTTCTTCGTCGCTCTCGCTTTCCAACATGACTCTTTCAAGTTCGACGAGTTCCTTGGTCGTAGGATCAAGTTCCTCTTCGCCCATATTGTCGTTGCTGTCAGGAATGGAATAGACTTCCTCGTCTTCTACGACTAGAACTTCATCGAGAAATTCTTTCAGCTTGGTCATAGTCCACGAACGATATTCAGGATCACCGACTTCCGGATGCCCTTGCACGAAGAAGCATTTCGTGTCGTAATACATACCGGCTTCGATTTCCAGTTCCTGATCAGCGTTAGCACCTTCCTTGTTAAGGTCGATCGTCATAGTGTCAGACACGAACAGGTTAGAAACCTGCTTAGCGGTGCAAGCGAGAACCTCAATGCGGTCATTCAAGCACAACATCTGGTGATGGTAAGAGTTGGCTCGGATCAGAACCTCGTCTTCCAAATCCCAAATGTCATGGTCAGGACCAGCATGATTTTCTACGTGCTGCCAAAGCTGTCCTTTGTTCTTCACGTGGAGGAACTGTGCTCCTCGACAGATACCGAACATCGGCTTTCCGAGTTCGAGAGCTTCGTCATAGACTTTGCCCTCGTAGTCGTCACGGGCTCGATGATAGTGCGTAAAAGGAAGCCGCTTTTGTCCATAGAGTTCAGGATCGACATCGGCACCCCCCGCAAATACAATAATACTAGCCTCGTCTGGTGTTGCGACAAGATCAAAGCCTGCCTCCTTCATAAGATCAAGGATGGAACCGTGGAAGGCCCCGCCAAGGACGTGACACTTCATGCCTTCGAAGTTAGGCATAGTCGTCATAGACCAGCGTTTCTCCGGGGCCGTGGGTTGTTTGGTAACAGCAGCCATTGTCAGGCCTTCCTTTCTTTCAACACACCGTCTTCGGTATAATAGGTAGCAAGGAACCAAGGGACGAAGACTTCCCACAACTCCTTGTAGGAGATTTGATTGGCCATGACCTGTTCCGGCGTAGCCCAAGGATCACGCTTCTGGAACGGATTGGGGGCCTTATACATGGATTCCTGTCCGGTTTTCTTACGATATGCCGCAAGATGCTCACGGAAGTTGCACGTCTTGTCCATCAACACGTCATCAATAAAGATGCGCCCGTTGGTGGTAACGTTTCCATCCTTCCAGAAGATCGACGAACCGCCCATGTAAGATAGGTTATGGCGATAATGGTTCTTCGGATCGTTGACGATCTTGGCATCCTTGTGCATCTCGCCGTGCAAGAAATCGAGAAGAGACGCAAGAGTGAACGTCTGAGTCGTGCGATGACCAGAGTTGCAATGACCGACCGGATGGTTTTCCTTGCTCATGCTGGTGTAGTTGGTCGTGAAACACAAAGCAAAAGCCAGATCACCGGAGATGCCCTGCGTTGTCAGCTCACCGAACTTACGGAACTTGGCAAGATCAAGCTCCTTGAACGAACGGGTGACGATCATAACGTTTTGGAGAAGCGGAGTCCAAACGTCTGCCGAGACAACGAAACCGTAGTCAAGACAAAACTCAACGTCATCTCTATTCAAGATGAACGGAGCGAAATAAGAGTCGTTGAGCAGCCATTTAAGGAACGGACGACACCAGTCTCTCGAAGCCTTCTTGGTCATGCGATCCCAAGCACACTCAGTCGCAACGACAGCACGACCGTTAGGGTCTTGTACATGAGCGTTCTGAATGCTGAAATGGCACGCTTGGTTGATGCGACTGACTTCATCGCCTTTCTCCGAGAAGACAGCATAGTTGGCGGTGCCTTTGAAATACGGTTTGTTATCGACCAGCCATTTCTTAGCACGGGCGATGACAGCCGGGCTCGCCTGAGGCTGGAAGATTATATCTCGGACATTCACAATTTACACTCCCATGATGATGGCTGTCAAAATGAAAGCCAAGATGAACAGGCCGCCGAAGCCAGCAACCTCTTGAAAAAGCTTATCAAAATTAATGTCAAGCATTATTTTTCCAATCGTTAAACTGGATGCCCCTGCTGGATTCGAACCAACATTGCCGCATTCAAAGTGCGAAGTCCTACCGTTGAACGAAGGGGCAATGGCGTTCCCAGCAGGACTCGAACCTGCAACCTAAAGATTAGAAATCTTTCGCTCTATCCAATTGAGCTATGGGAACAGAGAAGAGCGATGATAGATTAGTTGTTCACCCGTTCAACCCAACGAGTATTGCCGTCGCTCAGGATTTCAAAGCGATCGATCCGAGTGCGCCGACCAAGATTGCGGTTGGCTTCTGCATAAGTCTGATACCCTGCACCACGACGACCATCACGGAAGACACAGTGCCAGTAGCGACCAACGACCTGAGGATTGGCGGGCCGAGCCGGAGCCTGAGCAGCACCGTGCAACACAGGCATGCGAGCATTCTCATGGCGGTGCGGAGCCGGAGCAGCGGGACGGTTATTAATGTTCCGACGTTCAACACCTTCAATAAGTGTGACGTTATGGAATGAGATACGGAACATCGCATTGCCCGCAAGATTGTCGCGCATACGGACTTTATAGTCGTAACCTTCTTCAGCAATTCCGGCTACTTCAAATTGACGACCAGCACGACCTCCCTCGTTAACTCGAACAATATCGCCAACCTGAAAACGATTCCTTCCATTTCGAGGAACACCTGCGGCTGCATTGCCTTGCTGTATTCGCGGAAGATCACCAGTCAGGTTCGGTTCCATGACCATGCCGTTCCAATTCCCGGCGATAGGACCATCAAGAAGAGCACGACGAGAGTCACACCGAGTGAAGCGATAGACGTGCGAGCCGTGGACGCTGTTGATCCAGTGGGCATCAAGGACGAAGCCGAGGTCAGCAAGGCGTTGCATCATTCGAGGGCGACGGACCTGATCACCGTTGAGAGTGATGTCACCCAATCGACCGACAGGTGCTCCCACCATAGCGGCATTGATCAGGTTCGGATCACCGTCACAGTCGGCACCGAAACCGGAGAAGGAATGTGCTCCACAGCATTGCGTGGAGTGTGCTCCATTAAAACGAGGCATAATTTAATTCTCCTTTTCCGTGTTATTGAAGCAGAGCGCCGAGGATAGCGATGAGACGAGCGGGGCTCTTACGATCACGCGAAGACAGAGGAAAGAATACCGTCTTGCCTTCACGGAAATGGTCGATGGCAGTCTTCGTGCCCATCTTCTTGGCGAACCCGTCATTCGTGTGCGTCACGGCAGTCGCGATTTCCACACGATTGTTACGAGCGATGAAAGCGAAAGTGATGCCGCGTACACGCTGGCTCGGACGGACGTGATGAATGCGTCCACCGATGGCACGGAACTCTTCGATCAACTTGGTGTTGTTGATCGGGGCAGGCTTGGGGCCCTTCTTAGCACGAGCAGCAGCGATACGCGCAGCAATTTCTTCCTTAGTCATTGTATTACTCCTTCTAAAATAAACACGAAATAACGAAACCCTTTGTTGTTCAATAGGACGAAGCAAAAAGCAACGAACGAAGAACAAGAGACAAAGAACACTTGCCATTAAACCTCACAAAGCACAGAGTGACCTTAGGTAATCACTTGCTTACGAGGACTACAAAGGCGGGAGCGTTTACCAGACGCTTGCCAAGAGGGCTGTAACTGACAGTCCTAACAGTGTGTCCTATTTACTTAACAAAGGGTTCCGCCCGCACAGTTAGACGAGTTTGAAATCCTTGAGGATCGCAACTACGTCGTCGGGAAGGGTGATGCTGGTGTCGTGATTCCAGCCAGCAAGATTGTCTTCGAGAACACGTTTCTTTGCCTTGAGTTCATCGAGACGCGGAGTAACAAACGAGTCAGTCTCCAACTCGATGTAGATATTAACACCGCGAGCAGCACCTGGACCCAGTGCTGACCCTCGTGCGGCTTCGAACTGACGATTGAGCATGGCAACCGAGGGCTGCGTCTTTCGAATTGGGATTTCGGAATAGATGGCGATCAGCTTGTCAAGCAGAGCACGTTCCGTCAGAATCTCGTTGATCTTGCCGGCGTTGGCTTGGCCGATGAGATTGCGAATGGCATAGACGGCAGACCATTTTGCTTCTGCTTTTGCAAGCTGAGCTTGGAGTTCTGTCTTCCAAGAATCGAAAGCATCGGGAGCATCGTCGAAGGCCGACACTTGAAGGGTGTGAGGAATGGCAACGCTAATGCTCGTCAGAGCAAGAGCAAGTGCCGATGCCTTTTTCAAAGTAACACGCATGATAACAATTCTCCAATCCATAATAAACACAGGGACAGACTTATCCTCTCCGGTCTGTCAGCGGAGATTGGGAAGAGGGTTGGGGTGAGGTGGTGTCGCACCACACACTAGCGGGAACTCGGACTCTAGCAAATACCTCACAGACTTTGGGAACTAAGTTCTTATTTATCTGCTTCAAATGCATCACCAAGGGCCTGACCTAGCCTACCTCGGCACCCCTAAAACTAAAACGGTTCCTCGTTTTCCAATGCTCGTAGCTTCTGACGATAGCCTGCACGAAGCTCGTCACGATAGGCATTGCGCATGTCATCCACATAGAAACCACGACGAAGTCTGTAAGCAGGCACACCAGCCATGTTAGCTATCGCAGCCGTGGCCTCACGCTTCTTGGCACACCACGTGCAGGGGCACGTTCTCCAAGCTCTCTTGTGCGAGGTCAACCCTGCTGCCATCAAAGCGGGGACCATCAGCTCGTCAGCTCTTTTGGAGATTGCTTCACGTAAGGACACGACACTCATATTACTTTACCTCCGGAGAGAAGCATGATAGATCATCCTTATAATAGGTGTCTCCCATCCTGACACGAGAGACGAGGGCTGTTTTGCAAGTCAGGTCACCCGCAGCTTTCAAAGGCCACGGAGGTTTGCCTCTCTCGCACACCTATTACTTCGTCAGATCATAGAGCTTCGAGAAATCGCCCTTGTCGTCGGCGGCGTTGAGAGCATTGGTCAGCTTTTCCAGCTTCTCGGCGTGCTCCTTGCGGGCCTTGATGCGTTCGCCGGAGAAGGCAGCGTCCTTGACCGCGCCGTTGGCATCGAACGTCTGAATGTCAGGCTTGGCCAGCTTGTAACCTTCGCGTTCCAGTTCGCTCAGCTTGTCGAGTCCTTTGATAAGGGCAGCGGCGCGCTTGTCTGCTTCACGCTGGGCGAAATGCTCGACGACGAGCGAGCGGGTGCGATCACCGACGTTCGACACAGATTCGATGACGGCTTCGCGAATGGACAGAGCCTTGTCTTTGGTTGCAACATCATTCACTTTACTTTCCTTTCCTTCAATTAAATTGATTACTTCTTCGCCCGCCGACCGCTGATCGCGTTCTTCCGAGCACGGTAGCGCATCTCACGCTTCACCGATGCTTCGAGGGACAGCGGGCTGGGATAGACCGGACGACCAATCTTGCCCTGATCCCGGAACTTGATTTTGAAACGCCGACGAGCGGCCTTGCATTGGGCGATGGTCACAGCTTCACTCCTTCCGCAGTCAGCAGTTCGGGACGGAACAGATAGGCCTTGATGGCTTCGGCCATATGCTCACGACCTACGTCATCCAAAGGACGATGGACGACCTGACGCTTGTTGCCCGAGCCGACGACGATCGACATCGACGAGCGACGAGGAAGAGGGATCGGACGACCCGTCGAATTTTTCTTGTTGATGGCGTTCGTAAACATATGTTAAACCCTCCGAATAAGAGCAGCGCGTTCGATGGCTTTGCGCTCGCAATATTTCTCATGCTCATCGAGCAGCGGCTGCATATCCTTGTCGCCAAGGCCGACAGGCTTGTCGTTGATGTGCATCACACGATCTTTCAGCCATTCATTGAACGGCATCACCCGGAACCGGGCGAGAGCCGCCTTGCGACGGCGTTGCTTGCTAGTCTTCATAGTCATAGACTCCAACTAATTCCCTACACAGCGTAGGTGAAGCTATTCTAACGATACGCCGGGAATCGAACCCGGAGACTACCAATAAGTCGATCAACCCAAATTGTCTCGCATAGTTAGAATAGCCACAGCTACGTTGTTAAAGGGGGCGAGGTGATGATAGATTACCTATCTCCACGCCTCAATACGATCACAGGGCATTGGGAAATGATCCTCTTCATTGGCATAGAGAGGACCAGATGAACCCTTGCATCCGTAGCCTACAAGCCTCGGCACGCGTGTTTGTTCGTCAAGGTCATCCTCATACCCCGGAGAGGCGTGAGCGTATCCAGTGACGCTTAGAACGCAAAATAGAGCCACTATAAGGACGATGAAACCCAATGAGATATGGGCAAGCCTGTTATGGCGGTTCATATGGGTGTTACTCCAAGATCGTGATGGGGTTGACGGAGAAATGGACAGTATAAGAATGAGAGTGGGAGCAGTTGTTAACCGACATGCTCAGGTCGGCAAGCTAGCAGTAGGCGATTAGCCGTTAGCTGCTTGTTTCATGGCCGGTTCAACAGTGTCATTAGCGGGAGCCTTTGCCGAGAGCGTAGCGGCCCGTGCCTTCATGGTCGCGACCTTCAGTTGCTCCGCCGTAGCAATGGCGTCAGCCGTGTAGGTCTTGCCCTTGCTTTCATTCTTGACGATACGGTCAAGCAAGCCGATCACGGCATCGAACACACCGCCTGAGAACACTTCAATGGCCTCCTTCTCGGCCTTGTCGGCGTCCATAGTCCACCAAGACAGAGCCTTGGCCTTGTCCATATCGAACGGATTGTAAGCCTTCGATGTGTCGGGGAGGAGGCGAACCTTGTCATCCTTCTTATTCTTCGACAGGAGAACACCGATAGGCGAGACCGTCATGAAATAGATGATAAGGCTCCGAGCCTGATTGACAGGAATGGTGCGAACAAGCGTAAGGGCACGCGAGCAATCGCCGTAATTCATGGCGTGTTCCACGATAGCGACAGCCGCTTGCTGGACGGCATCATGGGCCTTGGCATATGCACCCGGCACCTTGGCGATGAGGGCATCAATGGCCTTCAAGCCGTTAACACCCGGATTAGCATTCTTAGTCATAGTCATTCTTCCTTATACTCAACATTACATTGATTGGTTCAATGTTCCTACAACAGCGTAGGTGAAAAGGGACTAGTCGTGATGATAGATTATTATAGTCCCTTAACATCTAGACTGTTCGGTGCTCTTATCTCTTACCACCTACAAATAATTACTTCAAAGGGGGTGTAGGGTCGCTGAGTGTTCACCTCTCCTAATGTCAAAAACCCTTCATTCTTAATATCCTTTAAGAATTTCTCCGCATCTTGTGAACGGTCGAAAGAAACGAAAGTATGGTGCTGGAAAGAGACGTGATAGGCGTTACATTTTCGTGCAACATCTAATACAGTCTCATATTTCGACGCATGACTAACCTGCATTAGGCCCTCCATTAGGATAATTAGGGTTCACGCGGTAGCGATCAATCCGCATGTTGGGATTGATAGTCAATGTCGTATGGACGAAGGCGAGATGCTTGCGCATAGCTTCCTCGGTCGTAACCCCTTGTTTATAAAGGGATTCCCTAAGACTAAAGCCAGCCGTTCCCATGATGTTATTCCTTCCATTCAGAGTGTTTTACATAGGCTCATACTTGATGATTTCGACACCGACGATACCAAAGTCTTTTAGCATGTCGTAAGTTTCAATCGTCGTTTGAACGCGCCAATCCGTCGCTGCGACAGTTATTTGTTCCTCCCTGCCGCTGGCATAGACATAGTTGACCGTCATCATAATCATATACTCCCTTAAGGAGACAGCACTAGCGGGGGTTCTAGTGCCGTCACCATAAAGGAAATATGTCCTACCTAATCCCCGCATGGCTAGCGTAAGGTAGGGTTCATGCTTACAAGATAGTCACACGTCTTTATCACGTGAGGTCACAAAGGACACCTAGCTTGGGGCTTATTTAAGACGTCGGACATTGCAATCCCGCATTGCTATTGATGTTACTAACCGTCACATACGATCAGGCGTTCATATCAGCAAGCGGACAGCCACGCTGTCACCCGCATGGATTAGACGTTTCAGGCGTCACCCGTTCACGTCATACCAGTATCGAA